GCCGACCTCCGCGAACTCAAAGCCCTCGGCGAAAGACTCAAAACCCGCTATAAACCCAAATAATGCACGCAAGCGCGTTACAAAGCGCAAGTGAGTTCTTTGCCAAACACCCAAAAGACTCGGCCACCGTGGTCGAGATCGGGTCACAGATCGTAAACGGCAGTCTCAGGGATGTCTGCCCAAAACATTACACTTACATTGGCCTAGATTACACAGAAGGCAATGGTGTAGATATTGTTCTAGAGGACGAATATAAGTTTCCGCTAGAGGATAACTTTGCCGACTTTGTGGTTACAAGCTCATGCTTTGAGCACGCAGAAATGTTCTGGCTAACTTTCCTCGAAGGGCTACGAATTACAAAGCCTGGCGGGTTGTTTTACATCAACGCCCCAAGCAAGGGCGAATACCATGCCTTCCCGCAGGACTGCTGGAGGTTCTACCCAGACGCTGCCAAAGCCCTGTTAAAGTGGGCCGCAAGAAATGGTTACACTTGTAACCTAGAGCATTACGAAACGCTGGATAACCATTGGGGCGACTTCATTGCGGTGTATAAGAAAGCATGATTCTTAACCTCGGCAGCGGCAAGGACTGGATGCGGGACGCAATCAACGCCGACATCAACCCCGCCAAGAACCCAGACTGGGTGCTAGACATTACAAAGGTTCCGTGGGGTGAGCGCATTTTTACTCGGCACGGCGAGCACTTGGTCGAGCCAGGAATGTTCGAGGTAATCATTGCCAACGATGTTTTAGAACATATCCCAGACCTTGTAACCGCGATGACGAACTGCAAGGAACTCTTACACGAAGATGGCGAGTTCCACATTCACGTTCCCTACGATCTAAGTTACGGGGCGTGGCAAGACCCTACTCATGTCAGGGCGTTCAACGAAAAGTCCTGGCTGTATTACACAGACTGGAGTTGGTATCTCGGTTGGAAAGACAGGTTTTACTTACAAAGCATGGAGTTCGAGTTATCCGACATCGGGGTCAAAATGGCCCAGGAAGAAGGATTGGACATCAACCAGCTTTCGGTAGTCCCGAGGGCAATAGACGCAATGAGAATCGTTCTCACTAAGCAACCTGTTGTATAATTGCAACATCTCCCGAACAACCCACGAGGAATCGGATGCAAGGCGCAAAATCTGTTGAATGGCTGGAAACCGCAACGCTTATCCCGTATGCGAAAAACTCAAGAACCCATAGCGAGGCGCAGGTAGCGCAGATCGCCGGGAGCATTAAGGAATTTGGATTCAACAACCCCGTCTTGATAGACGAGGACAACGGAATCATTGCTGGCCACGGCAGAGTGCTGGCCGCCCAGAAATTAGGCTTACAGGCCGTTCCATGCATCAGGCTGGCCCACCTATCAGACACCCAGCGCAAAGCCTATGTAATCGCGGATAACCGCCTGGCTTTGAACGCTGGTTGGGACGACCAAATGCTCACGGTAGAGCTGCAAGAACTAGACAGCGAGTCCTTTGACCTGTCCCTGCTAGGGTTTGAGGCCGACGAGTTAAACGCCCTGCTAAACCCTATAAAGGAAACCGAGGGTCTAACGGACGAGGACGAGGTTCCAGAAGTTCCAGAAGAACCCAAGACCAAGCCTGGCGACATCTACAAACTTGGACGGCACAGGTTAATGTGCGGGGATTCCACTAGCATAGACGCGGTGGAGAAGCTGATGGACGGGAACAAGGTAGACCTGATATTTACAGACCCGCCTTACAACGTGGCATTTAATGGACGTAGCGGTAAGCACGAGGTTATTAAAAACGATAACCTTTCCGAGCAAGAGTTTGAGAATTTCATTACAGAGGTGTGTAACACCATACAGTTAATAGACCCAAAGGCTTACTACATTTGGTGTAACTGGGACTTTTATGGTGCGTTGCAAGGCAAACTTCCTTACAAGGCTTGTATTGTTTGGGCCAAGAATGTGTTTGGAATGGGTCAAGGATATCGCCACCAACATGAGTTTTGCTTATTTAATGGCAAGATTGATGAGGTGGTCAAAAATGAATCAGACCTTTGGAGCATTAAAAAGGACACCAAATATGTCCACCCAACGCAAAAGCCAGTTGCTTTATCGGTAAGGGCGTTTGGCAACCACATAAAACTTACAAATGTATTAGATTTATTTGGCGGTTCTGGCTCCACTTTAATAGGGGCAGAACAAACTGGTCGAACCTGTTATGTAATGGAACTTGACCCGAAGTACTGCGACGTTATCGTCAAGCGGTGGGAAGATTTCACCGGCCAAAAGGCCGAACTTGTAATTTAACGGAGATATAAAATGGCAGAAGGAGTGGGTCGCCCGGCTCACCAACCGACTGACCAGAATCGGCTTCAGGTCAAGACTCTGGCTGCGGTAGGTATCCGGCACGAAGATATAGCGTTAAAGCTAGGGATTAGCGCGGATACGCTTACAAAGTATTACCGCCAAGAACTAGACGATGGCCGGGTAGACGCCAACGCTCAGATCGGTAAGTCTTTGTACGAGCAGGCCAAGAACGGCAACACAACAGCCATGATTTTTTGGCTTAAGACTAGGGCTGGCTGGAAAGAGACCCAGGTAAACGAGCACACCGGGCTAGACGGCCAGCCACTTGCGTTTACATGGCAGAAGTAGTTATCCCTTATAAGCCAAGGGAGCAACAAATCGTCCTGCACGAAACGCTGGACAATACCCGCTTTGTGGTGGCTGTATGTCACCGGCGGTTTGGCAAGACTGTGGCTGCGCTGAATCACTTAATTAAGCACGCCATAGAGAACCCGCTGGAAGCCCCTCGGTACGCTTATATTTGCCCGACGTATGGACAAGCCAAGAGGATAGCGTTTGACTATTTGCAAAAATACACACGGCCGCTGAACCCAGAGATCAACATCAGCGAATTGCGGGTGGACTTCATGGGTCGCCGGATCAGCCTTTACGGGGCAGATGGGGGTGGAGATAACCTCCGAGGGCTTTACTTTGATATGGTGGTTCTGGATGAGGTCGGGGATATGAACCCGAAGATCTGGAATGAGGTCGTTAGACCAGCCCTAAGTGACCGGCTTGGGAAATGCCTGTTTATAGGGACGCCAAAAGGAGCAAACCATTTCAAAGACCTGCGAGACAACGCAGCCAAAGAACCGGGATGGGCGCTTCTTCAGTACCGCGCAGATGAAACAGGGATCGTACCGGATGAAGAACTTAAAGCGTCTGAAAAAGACATGGGACCGGCAAAGTTCGCGCAAGAGTACCTGTGTAGTTTTGATTCTCCTGTCGAGGGATCGTACTATGCGGCGCTTCTTAATGCGCTCGCTCCTGAGAGGTTCAAGGAATTCTCGCGTGACGATCTCTGTAAAACCTTTACGGCCTGGGATCTGGGGGTTGGCGATTCAACCGCGATATGGGTATGTCAAACATCCGGCAAAGAGATTCGGCTTCTCGACTACGTTGAAAACCACGGGGTCGGCCTCGACTGGTATGTAAACTGGATCAAGAAAAACGACTACACCAAGGCAGAACATATCCTGCCGCATGACGTAGAGGTCAGAGAACTGGGAACCGGCAAGAGCCGTAAGGAAGCATTACAAGACCTAGGACTGAGCATTACTGTCTGCCCGCGAATCGGTGTAGACGATGGGATACAAGCTGTCCGTAGAATGATTCCGAACTGCTGGTTCCACCCGAATGTAAAGCAGGGACTAGACGCGCTGCGTAACTATCGCCGGGAATACGACGAGAAGCGTAGCGTGTTCTACGATAAACCGCTCCATGACTGGAGCTCACACGCTGCCGACGCATTTAGATACTTGGCTGTTGGCATGAACCAAACCTCAAGCTGGGGCAAGCCAATCACACCGAACGTGAAATGGATCGTATAAGATGAATGAAGAAACCCTAAAAGGCATACTCGAAGATGAGATAGACAACGCGATTGGCTATCTGGAAACCGAGACCACAGAATCCCGCCGCAAAGCCATCGAGTATTACAACGGCGAGGAGTACGGCAACGAGGTCGAGGGTCGGTCGCGCATTGTGACCCGCGAGGTGGCCGAGGCTGTGGACGGTGCGATGCCTGCGCTCATGCGTGTCTTTACCGCTTCCGAAGAGACTGTTGTTTTTGAACCACACGGACCGGAAGATGTAGACGCTGCCGAGCAAGCCACCAAGATGTGTAACTGGGTGTTCATGCGCGATAACCCCGGCATCTCGATCCTGCACACCATGATCAAGGACGCCTTGCTCTCTAAGACAGGAACCGTCAAGGTCTACTGGAAAGACGAGACCGAGGTCAACACCGAGAAGTACGAGAACCTTTCTGCCGAAGAGTTGGCCCTCTTGCTTGCCGACGAGCAGTACGAAGTCGTCAGCCAAGACCAGCGCCAGATTGGGGAAATCCCTGCCCTGCCGACACCGGAAGA